TTACCAGCTCCTGATCACCAGCTCCGCCGTCTTGCTCCCCTTCTTTGCCCCACCCACCGTGTAAGTGATATCGACGCTTTCCATGTGCAGTCCGGCGAACGCTTGGCGCATTTCGGGGATGTCGTTCACGCTGATAATCATCTTGCCTTTGATCGTTCTGGCCAACTCGGCCATGCGGGCATACTGCTCGATTCCGAAGCCTACACCGTAGCCCTCTGTGCCCCAGTACGGCGGGTCGCAGTAGAACAGGGTGTGTTCGCGATCGTATTTGGCGATGCAGGCTTCCCAGCCGAGGTGCTCGATGTAGGTCTGCGACAAGCGCAGGTGCGCTTGGCTCAAGTCCTCTTCCAGTCGTAGCAGGTTGAGCCGTGGCGGGCTGGTGGTAGCGGTACCGAAGTTCTGGTTATTCACCTTGCCGCCGAAGGCGTTCTTTTGCAGGTAGAAGAAACGCGCTGCGCGCTGAATATCGGTGAGCGTTTCTTCCGGGGTGATTTGTAGCCACTTGTATATCTGGCGGCTGGTGAGCGCCCATTTGAATTGCCGGGTGAATTCTTCCAGGTGGTGTTTGATCACGCGGTACAGGTTCACCAGTTCGCCGTTGATATCGTTGATCACAGTGTCGCGGCCAACATGAATAGGTCGTCGAGCTGCGCATCGGTCAGGCCGAGCGCAGCAGTCAGCGACTGCACCAGCGGGCGGTCGCGCTCGACGGTGGCGGAGAACTCCCACTCGATCCGAGCAGCTTCGCCTTCCGCGCCGGGCATGTTGGCAACGGCGGCATTGACCGTGGCCAGCAGTCCGGACTGGAGCACCGCCAGCCGCGCCTGGCGCATGGTGACGGTAGACGGCGGCACTGGTATTACCGGGTCGGCGGGTTCGGGCGTGTTGCCCGAACGAACCCATAATTGATACTCGGCATAATCTCTATTGCCTTCGGCTGCCGGGATGATGGCGCCGTCTGAAAGCCGTATGATGCTGGTGGTTCTTGTGATCTTATACATAATTTTAACCCTCGAATTAAAGTTCGGCGTCGGCGGTCCAATCGTAGAGGATGCCGTATTGAGTTTGTGCACCAACGGGCGTGGAAAAAACGATCCGGTTATTGTCAGTCGCCGTATCGGAGCAGGCGTAATTGTTGGTCGTCGCGCCGGTCACACCCGTAACAAGTGTGCACTTCCCGGCCGTGCCGGCAAAATCCCGCACCACACACGTCGGCACCACCCTCTTGCGGGCCTTGAAGTAATTGGACGCCGCCAACAAACCAGTTCCACCGGACGTGCCGGTATAGTTCGCGGCGCGCCCGGCCTCGTAATAACGAAAGCACATCTCCAACTCCATCCCATACGGACGGATCGCGAAAGCAGACGCGGTAGCTGCCGACTCGGATGCCTCGATTTGTACGCTGCCAAGGGTTCCCGCCGACGCGCCATTCCCAAATTCAATGCTCATCACCGTGCCGGGAGTCTGCCCTGTGATTACCAGCGGGCTTGCAGCATAAGAGCCCGATGGTGTTGCACTATTCACTCCGGCACGTGCTAGTGCAGTGCCAGCCCAAGAAACGACGTAGCGCGTGGCGTGGACATTCTTATCTTCGACCACTTGAATCAACGTTTTGTTGGCAGCGATTGTGATCGTGGTGTTCGCAGCCAGCTGCGCGAAGCTGTAATCTCCGCCGCCAGAACCGGCCTTCCATCGATCATGACCGTAGGCACCGGCAGCGAGCGTCGCGGCAGAAACGTATGCGCGCTGGTTGACGGCAAACCCGCCGTTGATGATGATGTTATTGGCCGTCACCGAGCCAGCAAGCGCGTAACGCGCATCCCCCTGTGATTGCACCATCGCAGTGATGTAGAACTTTCCAGCCGACTCGATATAGGTCGCCGTGAAGATACCGCCAGCAGGCACATCGCCCGCCACCAGCGCGCCGCCCACATCGGAGACCAGCGCCGCCGCGCCGCCGCCCGCATTCAGCGTGCTCGCGCCATTGTTGGCCGTGATCGCCTTGACACGCACGGTCATGCCATCGCTGTAGGCCGTGATCGGCGGATCGAGCGCGACCACGTAGGCATCGGCGGCGCCAGTGTCGAGTGAGTAGTTGCCGGACTGCGCATCGATCAGGCGCTGGATGGCCTCATACAGCTGGCCGAGGTCTTCATGGTCCGGTGTGATGCCGGCGGCGGCGATCACCGCGCGCAGTTCCTCGCCGATCTGGTGGTACCAATACGGCCCGCCCTTGCTGGCAGGAGTGGCGGTGAGCGGATCGCCGGGCGAGGGGTAGCCAGCCGAGGGCGCGGCGGGTGCGGCGGGTGGCGCTGCGCCGGCACCGGATTCCCAAATTCTGTTGTCCATCCTGATCTCCTTTTATAAATTACGAGTACACAAAAAGCGCCACGGTGTGCGCGGGTTTGTTCTGGTTGATCGCGCATTCCAGTAATGCGTTGCCCCAAACCGCGAACGGCATCTCGACATCGCTGTTCACCGTCCATTCGACTAGCGTGTTGAGCGGCGCGTTGACCGCCCAGACGAAGTTCCAGTCCGCGCCGTTGAGCGGCGCATCCACATCGTCGAGCACCGACCATTCGTGGTATTCGGTAATGGTGACGGTAAAACCGAGGCGCGCGGCCAGCGCGATGAAGTAGGCGCGCGATTGCCCGCCGCGTTCGGTGAGTTTGGCGACCAGCGCGGCGCGGCGTTGCTCGACGCTGAGGTCGATGCCTGCCAGCAGCGCGCAGGTGCCCGGAAGACCGGCGACGCGCTCCCAGTCGGCGAGCAGCTCATAGGTGGCGCGCGGGTCGGATTCGTCGAGTAGTTGCGCGGCACGCGCGTCCACGCGGGCAAACTCTTCGGCGAAGCCATCGAGCAAGCGGGTGAGCAGCGCATCAGGATCGCGCGGCCAGGCCGACCCCTGCGGCAATAGAGCCTGCAGCTGGCTCAGGTAATCGGCACGGCTCATGCCCATGTGATGGCCCCCAGCGTGGCCATCTGGCCGGTGGTGTGCGTCACGTCGGCGGCGGGCGCGGTCATGGTGTAGTTGGTTTCACCGGCGGCGATGCTGATCGCCTCACGGACGTGGCTGAGCAGGATGGTGCCCCCCGGCTCGGCCTCGCGGCGCAGCAGGTCGGTAAGTTCGGCTTCGACAGCGGCCTTGACGGCGGCAGTGTTGGGCGTGACGGCGATGCCGAAATCCAGCGGTACAGCCACGGGCGCGACCACGGTCACCGCTGCCGTCACCGGGCGACGCGCATCGATGTAATTCTGCACGGTCGTGACCTCGCCCGCGTCCGGAATCAGGCTGACATCGTCGTCGCGCACGAAGCGCACGGTGACGGTGCCTAGACCCAGTTCGAGAGGGGACACCCACGCCCGGGTGACACCAGCCACTTCGAGCGCCCAAGTCTCGTAGTCGAATACCGCGCCGCCGTGAGGGGGCGCTTTCATGCGGGCGATCACGCGCGCACGCAGATCGTCGTCGTCCTCGATGTCGGTACCGCCGGTGAGTCCGCCAGCGGCGACAGTGGCAGCACTGGTGATTCCGGCGATGGGTGTCGTGATGGTCACGGTCACGCCGGCATCCGCATTACCAGCTGCGCCGGGCTTGACAGCCGTTATAGCCGTTGTCACCGTGCCAGCGGAGATCGTGGCCTCGGCATCCGTGGTGTATTCCGCCCCGTCGGCGCGCAGCAACGAGGTGCCGGCGGGAACAATCACACCGCTGGTGCCGGTAAACGTCACGCTGCCCGCCGCCGCCACGGCGGCCTTGCGCGGTTGGTCGAGCCACAGCGTCGCCCAGCGGTCGAGATAGTCGGTCTCGGCAGTGTCTGGCAGTATCTGCTCGGCCATCCACGCCAGGTGCCCGTGCAGGCCGTGCGATGTGCCGGCGATCAGTCTCGCCATCACATTAAGATTGCTGCGCCGCAGCCTGGCATCCGTGCCGGGCAGGTTGGCCTCGATGTCGCCTTGCGCGCGGTCGATCAGAGTGGGCAGTGTCGGCCTTGTAAACATTATTGTGCGCTCCAGAATTGCTCGAATTTGTAACGGGTCGTGGTGCCGTCCGGCTTAACGATCTCGATCTGCGTGCCGATGATGCCGGCAGGATGATTGCGGACGATCCACGCCTCGACCGATACCGACGATGCCACGCCATCGCGCACCATCCAGTCCAGTGCCTCTTCGCAGTACTCGCGCACCTTTTTAACGGTATCCGGCAACAGCTTCGCGCGCGCCAACAACCAGAGGCGGCTCCCCATCCGGTCGCCATCGATCTCCGAGAACGCATCCATCCACACGCCGCGCCGGTCGTCTGCACCACCCGGAATCACATCGTCATCACCGGCACGGCGGTCGGTAAACAGGCTCAACAGCACGGACGTGGTCAGCCCATCGTCCTGCGCCAGCAGCATGGATTCAATGGCGTAATCCGCGCCGTGCTCCATGTCGATGTAGATGGTCTGGATATCGCTCATCACATCCCCGCGCCCGGTGTCGAAGTGGTACTGCCAGTCTCGCTGTGTGTGTGCGTGTTGTAAGTCGAGCGCATGCCCGCCATGCTCTTGGCACCGGCGGCATCGCTGATATCGCCACCGGCGACGATATTGCTCTCGACGTGCAGGTTGCCGCTCAAATAAATGTCCGGCGCATTGGTCACATTGAGCGCGTGCCCGCCGCCATCGATCACGATGCCGGTGCGGGTTAAATGGATGACGTGGCCTAGATCGTCATAGAGCGCGACCTCGCCGCTGGCCAGCCCTCTGAGGCGGTAGCGACGGTCATCCATCACCACCACAATGCCGTGATCGCGATCACCGCTCACGCAGGCCATTACACCCTCCGCACCCGGCTTAGGCACAGAGGTAAAGCCGTAGTCCTGCATACGCTCGACACCGTCTCGCACCTCGCCGGCCAGCAGCTTCACCTGCACCAGCTGGATGCCGCCCGCATCGTTCACGGCGGACAGCACAGCGCGCGAGATCATCAGCCGCACACGGCGGCGCAGCGGGGCAACGAGGCGATCAATAACGGCATTCATCAGAGATCATCCCAAGCGCCAGCGGCGGGCTTTTTCGAGCTCTTGCCAGACGCGATCACGTCGAATGCTTCGCGGCCACACAGACGCAGCTCCGCGCGGGTGCCGCTTTGCTCGTCCAGTGTGAGCGCCACCGAGGCAATCAGCAGATCGGCATCCACACCCAGCCAGGGCGAGCGCAAACGCACCATCGTGTTTGGCCGCCAGAGCTGTCCGTCCGCCGAGCGCCAGCCCTGCACCGTCACGGTGGCGCGGCTACTGCGACCGCGCCGGATGTTGCGCTCCCATTCCGCACGCTCCTTATAGGTCGCCGTCGCGCCGTGGCTCTCGGCCAATACGATCAGCGGGCGATAGCGCGCGACCCCGCTGTCGGTTGCCTCGGCCAGCACCTGCGAGTGCGTTTCCGGCGAATCGAAGTTGTCATCGCTGCCGCGATCCTGTCCCTTGACGATGTAGCGCGAATATCTTTCCTTGTCGCTGAATTCGCCGGAGGCCGACAAGATATTTTCGCCCTCCACCAGCTCGGCGACCGGCTGCGCAGCTTTCGCGCGCGTCAGCAGCAAGCCGCCCTTGCCGTCAGACACCGGCAGGACGGCGCACATGCGGCAGGCGCGCTCGATGCACTCGTGGGCCGTCTCGCCATCCTGTATCGAGAACGAGCCGGGCAGCGAAGCGATAGGCGATGCGTCGACAGCAACGGAGATACCGAACGGCGCGCACAGATCGCGCACGACACGATCCAGCTTGGCGTTGAGCCACTGACCGCCCTTGTTGATCGCCGAGCAGTCCACCAGATCGCCGGTCGCATCGCGCCCCATCACCTGGAACTCGTGCTGAGTATCGCTGAACGTGGGCCGCGTATCGTCCACCCATCCGGTGATCACCGTCTCGCCTTCGGCCAGCACCTCGCAGCGCGAGCCGCGCGTGATCTGGCTTGGCGTTTCCTGCCCCGGCCAGCGCTCGGATACACCAAGCTCAAAGTTGCCGGCGATCTGCTCGATGCCGCGCTCGATGCGGGCGCTCTTCCAGCCACCGTAGGCTACGCCGCCGATCTTGATCTCCACGGTATCGTTAACGCTGCTCATGCCAGCACCTCAAGCTCGCTGCCGCCCGGCACAAAACCCGGATGGCGCACGCGATTGCGCGCGACGATCTCCGCGTCGCGCGACGGATCGCCGTAGAGACGGTAGGCCAGCACGATGGCAGGCTGCGTGCTGGTCGGTGTGTAGCCGATCAGATCCGCAAGATTGGCGGCACGCGCGCCGACATCCCTGACCAGTGCCACGCGCAGATCAGTCAGCGCGAAGTACACCGTGTCCGGTGCCGTCTCGGCCTGCGTCTGCAAGGCATTGGCGAGCTGGTCGCGCACCGCCACCGCTTCGGTACGGCTGGTGAAGGTCGTCTGTCCGGCTGCGCGCGTGGCCTCGATCAGCGCGGCGCGCTGCACCAACCCGACCACCGCAGACTGATTGATGCCCTGTTGGATGCGCGATGGCGTGGTTGCCGGTACCGGCAAAAGGGATGAGCCGAATCCGGAGAGCGCGAACGCCGCCTGACGCGCCTGGTGCGGTGCAAACAAACTATTGAGCAGCCCGATCTGCGACAGAAAGCGGCTGGCCAGCGCCGACGGCGTACCGAGCAGCGTATCAACTGCCCCCAGCAACCCGCCGATGCCGGAAGTGAAGGTCGATAACACACCCATGTCCGGCAGGTTGGAGAGCGCCGACAGGCGCATCGATTCGATCGCCGCTGTCGCATTCGACAGCGCGGAAACGTTAACGAAAGCAGGGAACCCGGCAACGGTGAATGCGCCGGTAAAATCATCCTGCACGGCCGCCAGCGCATCGTCCGCAGCAAACGACACCGCAGACTGTGTGTCCACCCGTGCCGTCGGGAACAGGTTATTACCCGCCTCGATAAAGGTCAGCGAATAGCTAGCCAGCCCACCCGCCTCGATATTTTCCGCAGGGCGGCAATCCTGCACCGCCACCTGCATGCGCCCGCGCGTCGGATGCACCAGCTCGCCGGGGCCCGGCTGCTCGCAGGCGGCTTCCAGCTTGTCGCGCCATGCGATGTAACCAGCACCGATGACAAACGCCTCAATGGTGAATTCGCGCGCCTTACGCCCCATATCCTCGACATAGGGATCATCGCGCCCCGGATAGCTGTGTACTACATTGCGCCGGCCCAGCGCGGCAGACGCGGAGCGAAAGCGAAACTCGACACCACGGAAGCTGGCCGTCTGCCATTGACCGCGCCAGGACATCAGTTCGCCCCCGCCATTGTTGGGCCGTTGTGGACGTTAAATCGCACGCCAGGCTGGTTGGGTTTAACGCTGGCCACACCGGCGCGGCCATCCTGGTCGATATGGATGCGGATGTCGCCGCCAATATCGGTTGCCTTGAACTTTTCAGTCAGCTCAATCGCGCGCTTGGCTTCTTCGTTGCCGAAGAATGCCAGCGTCTTGGCAATACCTGCGCCGATCACGTCGGTTTGGAAGCCCTCGAATCGAGTGCCTTTCATCGCCCAACCAGCGGCACCAGTTATAGCTTTTCCAGCGCCATAACCAGCCGCACCCGCTGCCGTAACACCCAGCGCAGCAGTCCCCATCGCAGCGGCACCAAACATTCGCAAAGTAGATAGGTTCTGAACGCCCATCATGCCTGCGGCGGTCAAAAACTTGCGCGCGGCCGCGCCGCCCTTGGCCACAGACGCGCCAGCGCCGACGGAAAGCGCATCGCCACCGACTCCCCCCCCCGGCATATTGACCACGAACACCGGCGTGACGCCGGCGGCGGTTTCCAGCGCCTTGCCCGCAGCGACTCCGGCACCGACGCTGCCGAACTTGCCCGCCAGCGCGCCTATTGCCTTGCCGCCGTAGCGCGCGGTGGCCAGCGTCCCAATCGTCAGAGCGGCACCGCCAAGCAGCATGTCCTTGCCATCGAGGCCGAGACCGCCGTTTTCTTTCTTGTCCATCGCAAACCTGATGCCGCCGCTGATCGCCTCGTTAATCGGTTTGGCAAAATCATCCGCCGCAGCGCGCAGCGCCGCCCTCAGTCGACCGACCTGGTCGACTGAGTTGTCGATCGCATCGGGCAGATCGCGCGCGATCGCGCCGGAGGCTTTCGATATTTCCGCCGAGAATCGATTGACCTTGCTCAACATGTCGCCAGACAGCAACAGGCGCATGCCCTTGATGGTGTCGAGGTCGGCGTTACCGAACGCTTTCTGCACGAATAGCGACCTATCCTTTTCCGTTCCGAGCTTGTCGTACTGCTTTTTGATGTCGGCGATCACCGCCAGCGCGTCGCGGCGGCTGCCGTCCGCGTCGAAGAATTTCACGCCGGTCGCTGCTTGCGCATCCTTCATGTAACGCAGGTTGGTGAACAGGCGCACGGTGCTATCGGCCAGCGTGGCCAATCGCTCAGGCTGGCGTTCGATCTGCGATAAGCCCTCAATAAAGCCCAGCGTTTTATCGAAACTGAAGCCAGCCGCCGCCGCGTTCGGGCCGACGCGGGCGAAGATGCTGGAAAGGTTTTCCAGCTCGGCGTTACCGAGCCGACCAGCGACCGTCATCTTATCCAGTATGTCGGCTGCCATTCTGGGTTTGGCGAGATCGAAGTCGAATGCCGTTGCGGCGACTGTGAGCGATCCCGTCAGGCTATCGGCGTTCGCGCTGGTGACAGCCATCGCCTTGCTGGTCGCATCGATCACCGGCAACGCTTCGCGAAAACTGAGCCCGGCTTGCACGGCATTGTTGAAGCCCTGCTGTAAATCGTCCACCTGCTGGCCGGTATCACCCGCCATGCGGAACAACTCGCGGCGCAGCTCGGCGACCTCTCGCTTACTCATGCCGGCGGTCTGGCCGATCTGCGTCAGGCTTTTGTCCATGCGAGCAGATTGCGCGATGCTGGCCACCGCACCGACCGACACACCCAACGAAGCAAGCTTACCCTCGACCGATCCGAGAACGCCCTTGAGCGCCTCGAATTCACGCTTTACGCCACCGGCGAAACGCTGAACGCCGCGCTCGCCGTTAGCCAGCCCGGATACAAACCGGGCCGTGTCAGCGTAGAGCCGCATCGATAGTGTCAGGTCACGAGTTCCCATTGTTCGGCTTGGTCAGCACTTCCATGTAGTGGTTAAATTCAACGGCCGGTAGCGCGAGAATCTCCTGGCGCGACCAGCCGGTCTTCAGCGCGATCAGCAGAATGCTATCCAGCACCCCGCGCTGATGCGCTACCCGGCTTCCCCCAGCGCGTCGAGCTCCACTTGTTTGTTGCGCAGCGCGCGGTAGTCGACGGGCTTGAGCTTCTTCATCATGTTGGTGGTGAACGGCCCGGCAAATTCCTGCCCGTCTGCAGTTGTCACTTTGGCGAGCTGGCGCAGCATCATCTGCGCGTTGAAGATGATCGGCGTGTCAACGCCGCCGCCTTGTTTCGCCGCCTCCAACTCCGCTTCCATCATGTCTTCGGTGTCCGCTTCGCGGATCTCGAAGCCGGTATAGGTCACGCCGCCGATCTGCATGCCGCGCACGAATGTCCCACTGATCGTTTGCATCATGCTTCCTTGCAATCAGTGCCGAAGAAGGTCGCCTTGATTCCGTCGCGCGACAGCTCGGGAGACGGGCCGCTGAACGCGTCGGATATCACGAAGCTGCGACCGTTGTCGGTGTCGAAGCTGATCGTCGCATCCTTGATGCCCTGGATATCCTTGAGGCTGATGTCCGGCGAATGGATGATGGTGCAATCCACTTGCGGAGCTTCGAGCTTCTCCTGGTAACCGGCTACGCCGGCATCGCCGACCACGGCCTCGCGACTGACGCCGCCGAACTTGAGGCTTGCGCCCTCCTTGGTGTTGTAGCGCTTGCCGGCGACGGTAATGAATGCCCGTCCAAAAATTTGAGCCATATCGATTTCCCCTTACAGAATGTATTGAACGGCTGCCGCGAACACGTCGAACTGGTTGACGATGTTCGGCGGCAGGATGGCATTGACCCGGTTGGTGTCGGCATCCGAGCGCACCACGATCAGATCCTTGATGAACTGGTCGAGGTCTTCCAGCAGGCCGACCTTCTCCAGCTTCATCGCCGTGCCGATGTTGACGTTGCGGATCAGCTTGGGCGTGGCGATCGCCTGACCTGGCTGGATGCGCTCCAGCACGTCGTCGCCGGCCAGCTTGTGGCGAGGGAAGTTGGTCAGCACGTCGCTGCGGAACGCAAAGCGCATGTAGTCCACCGTCCACTTGGTGTTGAGCTTGAGCAGGCTCACGTCATCCATGCCGAAGGTGTTGGTCTGGTAGGTGGTGATCACCTGGCTGATGCTGGCGCTGCCGGCCTGATCGAACACGATGGTGCTGATGCCGTCGTGCAGCAGGTTGTTGCGCTCGGTATCGGTGAAGCGGGACGCTTCGGCGGGTGCCATCACATCAGGCAGTGCTAAGGTGCGGAACGGCACCGCCGGATCGATCGCACCGCTGAATTCGCAGGCCGCGCCGAACTGAGCCGAGATCACCCAGGGCAGCGCCGGCGACTGGTAGAGTCCGCTGATCGTGCTGTGCGCGCTGTTGCGCGCGCCGCCATAAGAAGAGAGTGCGCTATAGCTGCCGCTCTTGTGGCCGAACACATGACCGGCGCGCATGCTCATGCCGCCCCAGCGGGTTTGCAGCTCGGTCTCCATCAACCCCATGTTGGTCGCGTCCGTCCAGCCCATCAGGATGGTGTATGGCGACAGCGTGCTCATGGCGGTGATCGCGTCGGCCACGTCCGGGTTGCCCGCGCCGCTCGCCATCGCGGTGATCACCAGCGCCAGCCCGGCCGGGGTGAACTCGCCCTGGTAGTAGTTGACGCGCAGGTCGATATCGTTGCCCTCAACGCCCTTGTGTCGGCTAGTGACAGTCACGGTACCGACGTTCGACGTGGCGGTTACCGCGCCGTCGGCATCGGCGGTGATCGCCGCCGCCACGGCGGTGGCCACCTGCGTCGAGGTCTGGCCAGAGGTGATGCCGACGGTCAAGCGACGGCCTCCGATATACAGGCACAACGTGCCGCTCTCGGTCGGCGTGCCGGTGAATGCCAGGCTGCCGGAGGCGGCGACGCCGGCGGCGTTATCGTCCAGCGCCAGCGCGTAGTACTCGGTGTACGGGTTGACCTTGAGTGCCGCCGCGATCTGCTGCGCCAGCATCGAGCCGCGCCCGAAATAATTCACGCCATCTTCCTTGCGCGTGACCTTGGTCAGCACGCCTTCGGCGACTGTGCCGGTAGACAGGCGCTGGCCGAGAATGAGGATGCTGTGACGTTGCTGCGGCAGGCCGCGCACGGCGCGGGTGTGGTCGATCTCGATGAACGCGCCCGGATCGCGCCAGTCCACTGGGATCGTCATGAAGGTGATGTTGTCCGGCATGTTGTGTCTCCTGTTAAATACTGCGGTTGTCTAACGGTTACGACTCTTGCTTCTTGGCCTTGGGCAGTTCGCTCAAAGTCACATCGCCATCCTTGTCGCGCCGCGCCCAGTAGCTGCTGTGCGTGACGGTGTCGCCGCCTTCCGGCAAATACGTGCCGTCTTCCTTGCGCACGCGCAGCCCCTTGGCTGGCTTCGCGATGACTGGTTGTCCGAATTGCATGGTCGTCTCCTAGGGTTGTAGTTGTATGGTGTCTTGCAGCTCCGGCGCCGTTGACGAGAGATCCTGCGGATCGCCTGACCACTTACCGTGCTCTGTCGCCGAGACATGCGGCGGGATGTCGTAGTCGGTGCGCAGCGTGGAAAAATCCGCCAGATCCGCCAGCGCCGCCTCGTCGAGCGCGGCCGGCATGCCGACGGTGGTCTCGATGCGCACCACGCCGACGGTGAGACCGGCACGGGCCAGCTTATCGTCCGACATAAAGTCCACACCCGACACGCGCCACAAACACCCGCCGGCGCGGCCATTGTCGGCAAGACCAATCACCGCCTCGATCATTTGATACATACCGATCACCTTGCCGTCGCCGCGCCGCGCATCTTCGTGGCCGCGCGCATTGCGCGCCACGCACGCCAGGGCGAAGGGCACCGTCAGCGCGCTATCCGCAACGCGGTACGATGTCCCCGCAACCACATACACGGCGGGCGCTTCAGCCGCCAAGCGGCTGATCAGGTTGTCGCCGTCCAGATCCGGCAGCGTGTCCACCTTGGCCAGCTTTTGCTTCAGCGCGCTCTGTGTGAGCATCGACACCAGCCCGGCTTCCAGTTCGGCCAACATCAGCGTGCACCCTCGATACGATCCGCCAACAGGTCGAGGATGTCGGCGGCGTTCTCGTCGTTCACGCCCAGGTATGGGCGCGCCACGATCTTTTGCCGCAGGGTATAAGCGCCCACCGCGACCGAGACCGGCGCTTTCAGTTTCTTGCCGAAAGCGGAGCTGATCACCCGCGTATGCGCCGGAACTTGAACTGTCCCCTCAAAGCCCAACTGCATCGCTGGCCCGTACACGCGATTGGTGCCCCACTCGGCAAAGCTGCGCCCTGAGCGGCGCGTTATCGATCCGCTCAGGTGGCCGTCCTTGGTCAACGTCTTGCCGCCATTCAACTGCGCGCGCAGGCTGGGCTTCCAGCGATTGCCGTCCGGCCCGATCTGCATGCGGAAGCGCTCGCGCGTGGAATTCTCGCCATAGGTCGCGATGTCCCGCATCGCCTCTGACGGGTCCTGACCCATCGCGATCAGCGCGGCCAGCTTGGCGCGAATGCCGCTGTCTTGGGTTTCGACGCGAATGAGAATGCCGCCAGCCATCAGTACCCCTCCAGCGACGTTGTGTTAACCACACGCCCCGGCACCGCGTACTGCACGGACGCATGATCAAGCGGCTGCGCCTGGCTATCGTTGCCGCCCAGATTGACCGTACCCTTGCCGATCGCATCCAGCAGCTTGATCGCGTCCTTGTGCCGCTGCGTGATCTGCTCGGTGGCGATATCGTCATACAGCGCATAGCGCGCCAGATCGCAAGCGATGCCGACGATCAGGCGAGGCACGGCACTCAACGGCACCTGGTACTTCGCCAGCAGATAGCCGTCGATCACGCTGTCCGCATCGAGCAGCTTCCCCTCGATCAAGGCCAGCGCAGCAGCGGTCGCCGCCTGCTCGCCTGCCGTGTAGCCACTCATACTGCCACCCGCCGCCGCTGTCGACAGCATCTCGGCTGTCACCAGGCGCGGGATGCTCCGATCAGCGCGCTGCGCGATCTCGTCGGCAGCAAACTGGTTGAGCAGGGTGGTGGCAGTGGCGTAAGACATTATTTGCCCTTCTTGACGGCGGGCTTGGCTGCGCTTGCCTTCTTGGGCGCAGCCGGTTTATTGGGTACAACGGGCACAACAGGTGCCACGACAGGTGCCGCTGGTGCCATCGGCGCTACGGGCTTAAATGGCTCAACAGCCTCAGCCATATCCTCGATCACGCCGCCAGCCTTCATCTTTTCCGCCAGCGCGTCATCCAGCTCGATCTTTTCGCCGATGCCATATCGCTTGCCGTCGTGCTTTATTTGGCCGATCGTTAAATAAGTCTTGCTCACCACGTTCTCCTTAACAGCCCGCCCGGCATTCCGGGCGGGGGCTGTGCCTTCGCTCTTGGTTATGGATTAAGCGACTGCGTCCGCGATCAGGTAACCCAGATCGTTTGCCATCAGCAGCTCTTTGACAGATTCGCCGACACGCACACGCTGGCCACCACGCATACCGATGTCACCGTCAAACTGAGAGCCCGCGATGCGGGTACCGTATTGCGCGGTGAAGCCGAACGTGACACCGCGTTGCGTGTCGGCCTGCTTGTTGCGGTAAAGCAGCGCGCAGCTGCTTCCCCACACACGGGACAGGCTGACGGCCTGGCCTTTTTTGGCGGTATTGACCCATCCCTGACCGACATAGATGTCATCCAGTTCAAACAGATCCTTGAGGTATTGCAGCGGCACCATGCCGGTGTCGCCGGTCGTGCCGTTGAACGCCTTGAGGATGGCCGGGTGGCGGCGCAATTTACTGGATACAGCCTGCCCCATCACGGCGATGTTCGGACGCATGATGCAGCTGTCAAGACCCGTCACGATGTCGTCGATAGGGTCGCTGTGTCCGTCGGCGTAATCGCTCCACTGGCTATTACCGGCCAGCGTGGTTTTGTTCGTGGCGGCGTAATTACCGGCAGTGAACACCAAGCTGGCGGCGCGCACTTCGCGTTTCAGCGCGACCAGCTCGGTCAGCCCTTCGACGGCACGACCAAGCGGATCGGGCAGGCCCTGCGCAGCGGCCAACTCGATATCTGCAATCGGCACACCATCGTCCAGCGCCTCGTCGTTGGTCGAATCGGTTACTTCCGTACCGGTGAACTCGACCTGATTCGGCGTGCCCTTGCGGCCCACGCGCGTTTCGACCACTGTCATGGTCTGGCCCTTGGGGTAGCTCATATACTTGAACGCCTGCAAACCGACCGGCACGCGCGGCAGAACTTCGTCGGCGATCAACTTGTTGTTGCGATAAGCCAAAGCGACGGCTTGCAGCGCGGGGGTCACCGGGAACGGTGCGGCCACGCACAAGATCATGCCCTGGCGATGCATGTAGGCAAACAGTGCGGCGTGCGCACGCTCGAAGCACCAGGTCGAGAAGGCCACCACAGCGACCAGCATCGCGCTAAAAAACTGAGTCAAACTTTTCATCTTTAATCTCCTGAGTAATGAATAAATCATGCGAGGCACGACGGATCGCGCCCCTGCGGTTACAGCGCCAGCGTGATCTCGCGGTAACGCACCCGCACTTTCAGCGGGCTGTTGCCGGTGGCGATTTCGCCGGAGGCCAGATCAAGCACCAGCGCGGCGTTGGCAACCGGCGTGATCGCCGCAGCCGTAGCCGGACGGACATGGCGGTATGCGTCCGCCGTCGCATCCAGGAAGCCGGTCGTTTCGATGGTGGCCACCAGCTGGCCGCTGCCGTCGGTGTAGCGGATTTCCAAATCTTCACCCGCCGCGATGCCGTCGTAGGCCGTTGAGTTGTAATCCAGCATCATCTGCACGTCTTCCACGATCAGCGCCTTGCCCGAGCCAGGTGCGGCGACCAATAATTTCGGCGTTGCGTTCAGCGCCAGCAGTTCTGCCGTGCTGACCGTCACGTTCGCGGTGATGATGCCGGTATCGGTGGCGACCACGGCCTGCACCAGTTGCACCGGGATGATGTCCCCGACCACGCCGGATATCTCCGCGATGCCGCCGCAGTAAACCGCCGTGCCCGCCGCGATGGTGGCGGGTACGCCGCGCCCGACCGAGTCGGCGGTGAGGTACTGCCCGCGCGTCACGGTGTCGCCCAGCTCAAGATACGCCTGACCGATACGCACCACGTCCACCATCGCGCCGATAGCGGCCACGTTGCTGGTGCCGGTGCCGACCACCTGCTCGGTCACGCCGAGAATCGCGGCTGCGCCCGAAACGGCCTGAATCACCGCCAGATCGGCGCTGCCCGCCTTGACGAAACGGCACGGGTTGATTTCCGCGCCCGCCGTATAACTTTTGATCGCTGCTTCCATGTTTACTTGCTCCCTTTGGTTACGTGATTAACAGCAGCCGTGACCGAGATCGTGCGACCGGCCTTGGCTTCCGCCTCCTGGAACTCGACCGCCTTCGCGGCAACAGCCGTCGCATCGTTAGCATCCAGCGCATCGCCCTTATCGGTGCCGGACGCTTCGCCGAAATCGACCTGCTTGGGCTGCGCCAACAAAAACGCCTTATGCGCCTCGATCAGCGGCTTCTTCGCATCGCCCTCGCCGAACTCGACAGCGGTTTCCTGCCCGGCCATAAAGTCCAGCGTGGCCACGGTCGAATCTTTGTGGGCGGGCAACAGCTTGCCTTCCTTGACCAAACCCTCGGCGAACGCGACGTGCTCGGTATGGCGCGCATCGGAGGCGCGTTTCTTTTCGGCCTCGGCGAATGCGGCATCCTTCGCTTTCAACGCCGCGTTTTCAATTTCGAGCGCAGCAAGCCGCGCCTTGTCTTCAGCAGACATGGTCTCTCCTTGTGGTGGTTGTGGTTCAGTAAAAGCCGGGGCCGCAACAGCCTCGGGCGCAGCATCTTCCTTGTTCGCTTCCTGCTCCACCGTCTGCACGGCATAACCGGGGATCGCCTTGTCGGCTTCGTCCAGGCCGAACTTGCCGATGATCCATTCGCGCAAGCTGCGCAAGATCGATGCGTTCTGCACGTCGCCCCAATCGGCGAACTCGATCACACCCTCTTCGGCCTCGGCGAACGACGGGTTGCGCAAGCCCTTCACGGCAGGCGGCTGCGCGCCGAGAAAGCCGACATGGCGCAGGTAATACACACCGGGAACAGGATTGCTGGGGGAATCTGGAGAGTAGAACGAGGCACTAACCTTCTTGAACGCGCCCCGCGCGACCATATCGGCGAAGGCGGGATCAACCTGGTGCGACTCGGCATCCAGACCCTCTGTAAAAGCCAGCGACTTCACCCAACCGTAGGCCGGGCCGTCGTGCTTAGGGTGGCCGATCACGATAGGCGCTTCGTGCTTGGCGGGATCGTAGGCCGCAGCGGTGGCAGCGAGATCGGCTTCGGAAAACGACAACGAAGCGCCGCTCATTGCGACGTGCTTGCCGGGCTTAAAGATTTGGATTGGTTTGCTCATGTCGCCATTCTCGCGAGGGAGAGTGGCTCGGGCGATACTGAAGAGCTTCAGTGCGCCAAAGGAGGTGTTTCGGTGACGCTTTTTTACCCTAACACCCCGGCAGAAAAAAAGCAAAGCGGGGCGCTACAGCGAAACCCGCACACTGGACTACGCAAAATAACCCACACAGAGGCCGTTAGACCCCCGTTAAAAACCGCGCAAATGCTTTTTGGCTACATCGGTAGCCATTCGAGGCAAAAAAACGCCGCAGGGGCGGTTTTTCGGATTCCGCAAAACACCTCCTGGCGGATACTTTATTGCGCCCGTCCGCCTGAAGGGAATATACTGCCATCAAGCAGGCGCGACACGGTGATATTCTCCCGGCCGTAACACGGCAGCAATGCCGGAGTGCTATGTGGGGTTTCCGCCTTTGGCGGACTGGGAGGCCCCACCGCCTGCCCTGTCCATCAACCTCCTGATCTCCCTATCCCGTTTCGCCTGGTCGCTTGACAGCCTGCGGAAGCTGCTCATGAATACGGCTTTTCCGCTGCCCGTCGCCTTCACCACCGTCACGTAGCCTTCCATCTCCAGCAGGTATACCAACGTAGCCTGGCCATCCTGGATGCGTATGCCGCGCTCGATGGCTTGCTGCACAAAGGAGTACTCCCCCAACACAAGCTCCGGATGCACGTCGAGCTGCTTCTGCATCGTCTCGGCCGACAGCCGCACCGTGTGCGTCTTCGCGCCGATCAGCGCAGCATCCGTCTCGGCCAGCACGCCGATTGGGAACACACCCGCCGGCTTTGCAAAGAAGCGTGCGAACGCCTCGCCGGACACCATGCCCTTGAGCACGCCGGAGGCCAGCGGCACGTCCGCCGCATCCAGCTTCTCGGTGATCATCTTCGGCAGATTGGCCAGCCGCCTGCCGGGCGGGTAGTTGAATGCCGGATGCACACCCTGCGGGATATGCTGCACCTCGCCTGTGCGTTTGTTGGTGTAGGCAACCTTGGGCACCTTGGGCGTATCGCTCACCGTCAGGCCGCGCCGCTCCAGCATGCGCCTCGACATCGGGATCGCCCGGCACTTGCAGCCCCACTCCTTGACCGGCATGTGCGACTGCCAGAACGGATCATCCACTGGCAGCACCATGCCGTCCCATGCGGTATGTTGCAGGCGCGGGTGCTCGCTGTTATTGGCGTCGTATTGCAGGTAAGGGAAGGTCTGCTTGCTCTCCTGGATGCGTTCCCACTGGCCTTCGCTATGGGCGGTGCGCAGGTTGGTGTCGTAGATCGTCTTGAGTCGGCGCGTGCTGCCGAGCTGCACGTTCTTGATCTCTTTGGTGAGCGGGTCTTCCATATCGGCGCGACCCCACCAGCCCTTTTGCACCAGCAGCGGCTTGAGGTTCTTGCGGAAGTCCGAGAACGTGGTGCCGTCGGCCAGCGCGCCGTCCACGGCCGTGCGGATGTCGCGCAGGATATCGAGCTGCATGGCCTTGGCCACGGTGAAGGCTGCCTGGTGTTCCTGCTGCCACACGTCGCGATAGTCGAAGCCGATCTTGTAGCCCTTCTGGCGGAAGAAGGCGATCGCTTCTTCCGGCGGCAGGGCGGCGAGCTTAATTTGCGCCACTCAGTCGACCCCACAGCCTGGTGGCGAATTGCCCCTGTGCCAGCGATTCGGCCAGCTTTCCGGCATCCATGCCCTGGATCAGTTCCGGCAGGCGCGCCTGGAAGTCCTCGAAGCTGGCAGACTCGGCGGCCAGCGCGACGATGGGCGCGACCAGCGGATCGGTGACGCGCTCCCAGTCGCCTGCCAGTTCTTCGGCAAACGAATCGAACACATCCGGGCGTAGCTCGGCGAACTGCGCACCCTCTCCCTCACCCCCTCTCCCGCCTGCGGGCGAGGGGAGCGCTACATCAGGCGTGGCGGCCCGCTCCACCCACTCCCCGCCATACGTGTCATGCACATATCTCAGCGACGGCTTGAAGCCCATCCCGCAGATCCGCTCGTCGCGCTCGGCGGTCTGGTTGGCATCCTCTTCGTCCTCGAACTTGCGCCACACTTGCGGCAGCGCCGCGCCGGGGAAATTCCACTCGACCAGCCACTTCACCACCGTGGCGTTGAAGCTCATGCACACCAGATCCGCGTCGGCTCTGACGATATCATCTCGCACGTCGCTCTGGAGATCATCATTGCCCAGCCTGCCGGGCGTGCCCTGCGTGCTGGCAGTCTGGCCCAGCGTGGCGCGGGCGATGGCGGCATCCATGCGGTCGTAGAGCGCGGTGTAATCTGCCGTGCCGCCGCGCGTGGCTTCGAGCAGCTCGGCCGTCATCCCCTCCGGGAAGATGATCGCGCTGTCGGTCTGGATCGCTTGCAGCGCCTCCAGCAACTTGTCCTGGTCGGTCGGTGATGTGCCAGGCTGATACTTGCCGACAGCAGTCGGCATGCCGAACTTTTCCAAAAAGATCAGCCAGAATTTAACGCCGCTGCGCTTGAAAAATACCGGCCAGTACAGCCAGTGCGCGAGGCCGAGGCCGTAGGGTTCGTCGTCGTGGTCGCTGCCGGTGGCGAAGTGCCAGAACTTTTTCTCCGGCAGGATTTCACCCATCGGGTTGGAGGAGGTTCTGAGACGCAGCGACATATCCGGCGCGAAGGCGAAGCGGCGGCGGTCGCGCACCTTGATGCCGCCACGGGACGTATCCAGCACCACCTTACCATCCTCCACGGCATACATCGCCTCGGCCACGCCGTAGCCGTAGAACACGCCGTAGAGCATCTTCTCGGTGATGCTGTCGAAGCGGATCGCCTTGAGCTGTTCGTCGATAAATTCCGCCGCCTTTTTATCGGCCAGCTTTTTGCCGCCGGGGCGCACCTCCCACGGCTTCGACACCACGGCGCGCACGCGCTGCTCGAAACAGGCCTTGACCTGTTCGTCGCGCATCACTTCCTGATAGATGCGCAGATCGCCGCCGCTCTTGAGCATCAGCAGCTTGTCGGTGGTGGGCAACAATGGCATGCCATCCACAAAGCCGCGCGTGATGTCGCGCCCGTCGCGCGTGGTGGCGATCTCGTTTTGTTCCGGCTTGGCCGGTGCGGTTTCGGTGGTGTTTTCCATATTGCCCTCTCGCTACATATACCCGGACATGCCGCCGGATGCGGCCACGCGCTGGCCGGTTGATTGGAATTCCATCGGCGCGCTGCGCGACACGGCGATCATCCACAGGATGTGCAGCGCGCTCAGTCCGTCGTAGTGGTGGCTGGATTGCTTCTCCGGCCAGCTGTCCAGCTCGGCCAGCAGCAGCGTCAGTGCCGGGCTGAACAGGATGCGCGGCTCGAATGCATCGGTGATGTACGGCTCCAGCGATTCGATACGCACCTCCATGTCCACCGTCGCGGTGACCGGCACCAGCGGCAGCGTCACGCCCTTGGACAGCCCTGCCGTCATGAACGACTGGCGCATGTGCTCGTAGGCGTTGTTGTTCTCGAAGCCGATGGCCTGGCATTTAAATTCCTGCTGGAACGCGATCAAGTCGGCCTCCAGCTTGCTCGGCACGCGGCGCTTGATGGCGGCATAGTCCACATGCAGCCGCTGGCGCTGTGTGTCGTAGTAGCCGCCCACGATCGCGGACGGGTCGGACTTCTCGCCCTTGCCCATCGACGGGTCGCATGCACCGAACGGCTTCCAGTGATTCAGGCGCGAGACCCAGAACGTAACCGGCGCAAACACCTTGTCTTCATCGCTGCGCGGGTCACCCTGCATTTCCGTGGCGAAGGCGCGGGCATTCTTGGCGCGCTGGCGCATCAGCCAATACAGGCTGCGCACGCCCGGCCACGAGATCACCGCGCCTTCATCCATCTCGGTCTGGTGCGCCTGGTAGAACAGGTACGACGGCAACTGGTTTTCTTCCAGTACCTCGCCGCGCTCGTTGGCCGCTTCCTCGGCGGGCTTGTCCTGGTTGAGCATCAGCGCCTGGCATTCTTCCCACATGTCCATGCGCTTCGGCAGCTCGATCAGCGCGCGGAAGTGGTGCACCAGGTGGCCGATCGCGCCCTTTGCGCGGCTGATCGGATCGTTCTTGTTGAGCACGGTACCGACACCGACGAATTTAACGGTGCCGTCCGGAGGGCCGAGGAAGTCCACCGCCTTTTCCAGCCAGTCCCAGCGGTTGTTGCACTCGGTCGGACTCTTGGCTTCCTTGTCGGTGATCAGATCGTCGCCGAGCAGCAGCTTGGGACGCGATGCGCCGTGGAACGTGCCGCGAATGGCTTGCTCCGCGCCGAACGCTTCCATCTTCACGCCGCTGCGCGTGGTGAAGTCGCCGATCTTCCAGTTCTTCGTCGCGCCGCACGCTTCGGGAAAATCCAGCGCCAGCGCCGCGTTAACTGTCAGCTCAACTTTAACGACTTCGAGCAGCTTGGTCGGCAGCTTGGTCTCCGCGCCCAGCATGGTGATGTAGTCGATGAAGTACGGCACCTCGCCCACCCAACCGACCTCGGCGCGGATCGCTGGCTTTTGCAGCAGCGCGCGCACGGCCACCCAGCACGGGCCAACCTTGGTGGTCAGCGACGATTTAGCCTCGCCGCGCGGTGCCACCCACCATTCCTTCGCGCCGCTCGGCTTGTCGAGGATCTGCGGGAAGCGTTTGAAAAAGTGCCGGTGGAACTCCGACGAAGGCGGCCGGATGTGATGCCGGAAATAGGTGTAGCAAAAGAACTCGAAGTCGCCATCCACCAGCACGCGCTTGCGCCGCGCGCGCTTTGCTTCGGGCGACGGATCGAGGCCGACCTGCTTGGCCTCGATCTCCGCACGCAGCCCCTGCGTCAGTTCGGCGATTTCCTTGAGGAAGTCTTTTTCGGCAACGCTAGCCATAACTTGCCACTTGAATCAGAAGACGCGCAGTCTCGTGAGCGCGCTCACGAAGTGTTCGGTGCGCAATTAAGTAAGCGCGCTTGTATTCATCGACCACCTCGATATTTGTCTTTCCGACGAAACACTGAGGGTGCCATGTCTCTACATCGCCGCATAAACACGGCGTTTGTCCACAGGCGCGGTCAATTTCCAGGCGGGTCATCCGTAAGCCTTCGCCAGCTCATCACCGAACGGCGCGAGAATCTCCGCAAACGCTGGCGCGTGCTGCGGGTAATTCGTCCGCACAAATTCCGCCAGTCGCTTGGCCACATCCGTGGCCACCGCCAGCTTGTCCGTTTCCGGCATCATCTTGCGGCTGGCCGCCATTAATTTATTGTAGGCATCGGCCAGGCTGGCCAACGCCTGCACCTTTTCGCCGGGCAGCATATCGGGCGCATCCTGAATGGCTTGCACGGTGGCCTGCACCTGCTGCACCACAATGCCCAGCGTCTGGCGCACCACGTCTTCGATGCCGCCACCGGCGATCATCTGCGCGCCGCGCGCCTTGTCCCAATCGTCGCCGAGCTCTTTGCCGGTGCGCTTCCAGTTGCGCACGGTCGCATACGGCACGCCGATCTTGGCCGCAGCCACTTCCAGCGAGAGCTGGTCGAAAACATAAGCCGCGCGGACGGCGCGGCGTGAATCTTCACCGTGTGCCATAGCACCCCCGACACGTTACTGGCGTAGCCAGCCGTTTGCGGGAGGGGGTTGCTGTGCCCATTCCCGGCAAGAACGATTTGCTGAGCATTCTCATGGGCGCACTTCCCCTGGTGATGGGCGGCGCACCCCCGGTGTCTGGCTGCGGCCCAGCGCGATATCCTCGCCGCGATCGGTGAGGCGCACGGCATCCAGCTCCAGCCGCTCGACCAGCCCGATCTCGGCCAGCCAGGCGCACTCCGACCCCATCAGATCGGCGCTGGTGACGTAGCCGGTGCGCTCGACCTGATGGCGCAGCGCGGCGCGGTTGAGCGTGTAGCCGGGCGAGAAGTACAGTGCCAGCAGGATGGCGAGGCGGCGCGCGGCGGCGATCTCTTCGGCATAAGTCATAGGGAGCCTTTCACGGTTGTCCTTTCTCCCGCTTGCGGGAGAGAGCTAGAGAGAGGGAAGCGCGCAGCGCGGGTGCTCATTGTTTGGTGCCTCGCAGCAGGTAGTTGTGCAGGGTATCGAGCAGGTTGCTGACCCCGGTGAATTTGCCCGACAGCGAGCTGATGTCGCTGCCGATTTTGTTGATCTTTTCGTGTATGTCGGCCAGATCGTTATGGGTGAGCGATGATTCAGCCTTGGTTTCCAGGGCGACGATGCGCTCGATATGTCCGTCCAGTTTTAAGTCCAAATCTGCCTCCAGCTTGCCGATGCGGTCGTTGGTCACCTTGTCTTTATTGGACAGGTAGACGTAGATTCCGATACCGCCCGTCATCAAAAACGTCAGCACCTGGAACAGAAACTTTGCCAATTCGAGATCCATCGTTAAACCCTTCCGTTTTTTTCGTTCAACTCTTGGCACGCCACACAACACTGCACACCCGGCACCGCCTCACGCCTCGCGTCCGGTATGCGTTCGCCGCAGCCAGGCGCGGTACACCACTTGGCCGATGGCCGCGTAGCCTTCGGCATGATGGCCTTCGCCTGATTGCGCTCATACTCGGCCAGCTCAAGCTCCTGCGCGCGGTCTTCCGGCCTCATCACGGGTCGGGCGATTCGTGAATCGCCCCTACATCGTTCAAGTGGTCGATCAGTTCGTCGAGCCGCTTTCGGTCTTCGCCGCAGAGTCGGGCGTTGACGGCGACGTTACCGAGGACTTCGCGGGGCGTAACGGTTCCGGCTTCGACGAGTGCGTAAGAAGTTCCGCCGGGATCGCCCGGTAGGTCGAGGCCGGGCAGCCAGGCGCCGTTGTACAGGCGGAGGAAAGCAGGGCCGAGCAGAACAGCATGTACGTCACTCTTTTCCCCGGTGTTGGCGCAGCGCGCCAGCGACAAATCTGGTTCATGATCTAACTCCCATTGCCATTTGTTGTAATACTCACCCGCCTTGCGCTGCCACTCGATCACGGCGGCGGCGTGCCGCTTGCCGTTGTCCAGCGCCCGCTGAAACGCCTTGTAGGCTTCCTGCGCTTTGCGCAGCTCCAGCGCGTCGCGCCGGTCTGATTCGCGCGTCACGCCCTGCACATAACCGAAGCCGACACACGCCAGCGCCAGCAGCAGCACGGCGAGGATGCGGTACTGGATCGGTATCACGCGCATGCGATCGCGCCTCCCCAATTCGCGTAGACCGGCTGATGCTTGAGCAGGATCACGCGCGGATAGCCCCGGTTCTCGGCGAAGTTGGCCGCGCTGCGGCCAGCGTTAACTTTTTCCACATGCCCGAACCAGATGGCCGGGTTTAACGATCTGGACGCGGCCAGCTTCTGATCGCGGTACACCCAGCCCAGCCCGCCGTTGTAGGCGGACAGCGACATCGCCATGCGCTCGCAATTGCTCGGCTCCGCCCCCCTCGCTGCGCTCTCCCCGCTTGCGGGAGAGGGCTGGGGAGAGGGCAGCACCCGATCCCACAGCCAGCGGTCATAAGTCACCAGCGCGCGCATCGCCCAGGCCGGGTTGTAGGGTTGAGCCTCGCCCCAGCGATACGCGCCGGAGATCCACGTCGCCGTGGCCGGCATGAATTGCGCGATGCCCTGCGCACCCACCACGCTGCGCGCATCGGCGCGCCAGCGGCTCTCCTGGTGTATCTGTGCCGCGAACACCGCAACCGGCGCATCCATGCCCCACACGGCGCGCGCATTGCGCGTCAGATCGCGCTGGTAGCGCAGCGCAGCGCGGGGTACTTTTACTCCCTCGCCCGCTTGCGGGAGAGGGTTGGGGAGAGGGTTCGCCAGCACCAGCGCCGGCCGCGTCAACAGCAGCAGCGCAACAAAGGCGGCGCACAGCACCGCCACAAGCTTTTCCTCCGGCGACAGCTTAATCATCACACCCCCAGGCTCACCGCCAGCATGGCGCAACCCACGATGATGGCGCGGCGCAGCATGGCAACTGCAAACACCAGGCTCACGTCGATCATTGAGTTTATGAACTGGTCAGGCCGCGCATAGGGAAACAGCGCGCGGTCGATCCAGTAGCCGACCCACGCCGCCATCGAGATCAGCGACAGCTTGTAGAGCGACACCGGCAGCTGCTGCGGAGAAAACACATACACCAACCCGGCCAGCGCCAGCGTAACCAGCAACCAGTTAAACATGCGCGGCAGCTTCATCGTTTGGCGCTCCAGAGTGAGGTGGCCAGCAGGCAGGCGGACCGCCGGTGCGAGTAATAGCCCACGCCGCGATGCGCGCATTCGCCGTGATCAGGCATGCGCTCGTCGGTGTGCCGCGTCCAGGTGGCGCAGGTGCCGCAGGTTTGCGGCGCAGGAGGGTGTTTGGTGGTGGAAGCCATGCGCCGAGGTTACGCGCGCGCACGGAGAGTTGCGACAGTGAAACAGTTCGGTGCAATAAAAAAGCCCGCCGGAGGGCGGGGCTGGTGGGGTTACATCAAGACGCTATCGTTCGTAAACAAGCTCATCCATTGCGCTGCTGACTTCGGCAGAAAGATACGCCGCCGCATCCATCAAATCAAGCGCGATGTTGCTACATTGCCCCGCATCGGGGGGATGCGATTGCGTCATCATGCAATTCGCGGCGATGGAAAGTGAAGCCAACACGCCCGCCTTGCGGGCGATGGCGGCCATTTCTGGATTGACGGCGCTCATGCTGCACCGCCTTTGTGCGGCAGGTTGGACAACGCCAGGGCGCGCTTAGCTACCATCTGCGGGGTGACTTGCAGCAGGCCGCAGGCTTCCATCAGCACGATCTCGCGGCGCACCGTGGCCTCGTTCCTGCGCACCAGCCGGGAAATCTCCAGCACCGACAGCCCCATCTTACGGTAGCGCAGCAGCTTGCGCCGCTCCGGTTTGTCGCGCAGCACCTCGCCGGCCAGCGCCTCCACCATGCGCTTCAGTTGCTCGGGTGGCTGGCGCAGCGCAGCTTCCATCTGGTTGAACGCCTCGATGTAGCGCTCTTTCCACACCATAGCCTCCGGGCCGGTGAAGCCCATGCACAGCAAGGTGAAGCCGTCGCGGGTGATTTCGTACATTGGGCGCTGTCTCTGGTTGCCGTCTTGGTAAGAGCACACCGCAAAATTGCGGCGTGCAAACTCTTGAGAGCACTCGATGTTTCTAACTGCCTTCAACACGTCATCGTGCCGCTTGCCGAAGTGGTTGGATATTTCGAGGGATGTAACGATCAGGCGGTCGCCTGACTGGTGGACTAGCTGGTTCATCTTTGTCTCCTTTGAAGGGGAACCCACAAGGGCTGTGGGTGGCCAGGTGCTTCAAACCGGACAAAGTCGGCGGGCATATTCGCGGCAAGCCGCTATTTTATTAGCCCCACACCCGGCCATAGATGAACTACGGACGTAAAAAAACCACAACTTTCGGGCGCGGTTTCCGCTTTGTCTTTGGTGTTTGAAGCACCGAGGCGGATTTTGCGCGTTATTTGGCATTGCTGTCAACTTGATGCCCACACTTCCTGCCCCCTTCACATACGACTCCATCTTCGGACAAAATAGAATTCTCCATCCGTTTCAAAAGAAAGGTCTCCAATACGGTAATCTGCTGTCGATCTCTGTATTTCCGCACGCTTTATGAGTTGTGAGGCTATCGCACTTGGATTGGTAATGAACTTGTTGAGCACCTTAACGAACAACTGATGACAGAAAGTTTGCGGCGCTACTTGGCTTATTGAATTTCCTGAGTTGTCATATTGCGCACACGACCAGCCCGCATTGTCAGCGTCTTTTTGTGCATTGCCGATAATTTCAAACTTCCCTGTTTCTGCTCCGTCGATACGCCATACCTGCTTGACACGCCCATTCCCGCTTTTTGTTGTTGTTCGGTCAGATAGCGGGAGTCCTTGAACAACAACATTTGCATCGATTTTTTCAGCAATCAGAACAGATTTTTGGGTATTTTTTGCTGTGTATTCCTGGTAGCTGGAATACAAATTTCCTGCCTTCGCCCATAAAAACATGAAAAGAATAAACCCAATGATTGTGACCGCTGTAATTTTAATGGCTCGCATGGCTATCTCCCGTCGTTAAAAAACCGCACCTTAAAACAGACTCACCTGCCTGTCATCCACATAGCTGCCGAGGATGTTCCATATCTGCCGGTCGCTGAGGCGGTAGCGTTGCGCCAGCGCGTTGGCCGTGTCGCCGCCGCTGTATTCCTCGACGATGCGGCGGTTGCGGTCGGCGAGCAGGCCGCGCTGGCATTTGGCGATGTAGAGCCAGCGCCCGCCGCCGGTGTCGCGGCAGATGGCGCCCAGCGCCGCGATGCCGATGCACAGCGCCAGCGGGTGCTCCGCGTTGATGTTGCGGATCGCGGGCAGGCGCACGGTCTGGCCGCCGAACTCTTTGACCAGCAGCAGCGCGGCCGCTTCGCCGATGATTTCGACGATCTCCAGCAGGTTGACCGGGGTGACGGTGAGGGTGTCGGGGGTGATGGAGGTCATTTCTGCACGCCCTTGCCAAGCTCATACACCGCACCCTTGGGCTGCCAGGTCAGGCCGTGGCGATCCGCCCAGTCCATCGCCATCTGCTGGGTGACGGTGGATAGCACGTCCTTATCCACGGTGATATTCAGCACCGGCTTTTCGCAGAGTACCCAGCGCCGGTTCGCCCACCACGCGCCGATGGCGAGGCCGTAGATCAGGCCGAGGGCGAATATCAGGATCGCGTCCATCCACATCACCCGCGCAGGATCGCGCCGGCAGCCGCGCCGAGACAGAACACGGCGGCGAAGATGGCGCTGTAGATGAGGATGCCGGTCAGACTCGACAGCGCGCCGACGGCGGCGATCAGGCACAGCGCGGCGGCGGTGCTGGCGATGATGGCGGCGACGGTAAGGGCGGAGATGTAGGCGGAGGCCTCGGCAATCACTGCGATGTCGATCACTGCGATCTCGGGCGCGCCGAGGTCTTCGTTGGCGATCATTTTGCGTTCTCCTTGTGCTGGCGCGTGCGATCCAATATGCCGGCCAGTATCCAGAGCTGGCCCTGATCCATCATTTCCAGCTTGCGCTCGACGCCGGTCTGGCGGCGGGCGGCACCCTCGGCGTAGGCTTTGCCCACCTTCATGCTGCGGCACACCGCGCAGATCTTGCGCAGCAGCGGCTGGCGGTCGGCGGCGGCCTTGTCGATGAATGCCCACTCGTTAACCCTGGCCACCGGCTTCCACCCGCAGGCGCGGAAGTGGTCGAGCATCTTGCTGCGCCCAGCCTGATCCAGATCGCCCGCTGAGCGCACGCGCGCCACGCTCCACAGGATGTCGCGGTAGGCTTCATCGCTCATAATCAGGTCGCGCTTCGCCGCGTGGATCGCGGCGAGGTCGCGGCGGCGCTGGTCGGTGGGGTAGTGGGTCATGTCAGTAGCCGATCTTCACCAGCTCGATGCTGGTGCAGGTCTTGCGAATGTGGCGGCAAAATGCCTTGCTGTTTGTCCACCACGGCATCCAGCTCACAATGCTGCTCTCGGCTACGCCGGTGTACCACTTGCGCAAATCCGCACCAACGCCGCGACGCGCGGCTGCTTTCTTCGCCTTTGCGCGCTTGGTTGCAGAATATAAATAGCGTTTCGTGGCCTGGCAGAATTTCTGCGGGATTTCACCTTTACCATCAGCCCACGAGCCTTTGATTTCCCCATTCACATAGACCGCGACGTACAGCCTCATTTTGCTGGACTCAACGACAGCGTTGACTCTGTACCCGTCACAAACAAGCTCAACGCGCCCCATGATGTTGCTTAGTCGCGCCTCGATCTCTTTCCATTGTTCCTTACTGATAGCCATGTCGCTCTCCGTTAAACCGTCTCCCGCAGCCCGCTATCTCTAACGGGCTGCAGGCGATGGTTTAGCCGTTCACCGCGTCCTTCAGCGCCTTGGCCGCGCTGAACTTCGGCACGTTCTTGGCCGCGATGTCGATCTCTTCGCCGGTGGACGGGTTGCGGCCTTTGCGCGCCGCGCTGCCCTTGACGCTCAGCTTGCCCAGGCCGGGCAATGTCACTTCGTCGCCGGTTTTGAGCGCGTGGGTTACGGCCATGCCCAGATGGTTCAACACCTGGTCAATGTCCTTCTTGGTCTGGCCGGTTCCTGCTGCGATTGCGTCGATCAGTTCTTGCTTGGTCATTTGCTTCTCCTTGTGTTGTGCCTTGCGGCGGTTGGTAAATCGGTAGTTCAATAATTCAGCCAGAGGCATTCTGTTTTGGTAGCGCCGGACATACAGACGTGCGGGATGTCCAGCCGGTTCCAGTCGCTCAGGTGTTGGTCATACAGGTGATGGCGGTACCCGCTGACGATGGCTTTGCCTTTGATATTGCGCAGCGCAGATAGCAGGTCTAAATGGTCATGCACGCCGAACGGGCGGGAATAAATCACGGATTTGCGGAAATTGATCGTCTCTTCGGGATACGGCGGGTCAATATAAAAGCTCGTGCGATCACCATCTACACGCATCATCAAGTCAACTGCGTTACAACTTTCGATATGGCAGTGCTTGAGCCTGGCTGCCGCTGCGCGCATGCGGTCAGGGACAGAGTTCCATGCTGTGACCACCTTGGCATCACTGAGCGCTATCTTCCATCCCGTGCGATGGTCATTGATAGCGCCCATCCTGGTAAACCAACTTCTTACCAGAAAGCAGCGCAGCCGTTCGAGCCGTTCATCCGAATTTGCGTGCTCACGGCTGTATGCCAGCTCACTGCGTGCATACGGCGTCAGGCTCACCAGCCTGCATAATTCATCAAGCGGATCTCCAGCATCGCGCAGCAACTTGAAAAAATCGAACAAGATATCGTCAAGATCGTTGTACCACTCAACCGGTGCCGGTTCTTTCGCCAGGAGCACCGCCGCAGATCCACCGAACGGCTCGCAATACGTGCGATGCGCAGGCAGCATCTGGGCGATGCGTCCGCGCAAATTGCCCTTTGAGCCGGGGTATTTGAATACAGACAACAGGCCGGTTTGTGGGCGTTTAGCCATTTAATCCGCCACCTCCATCGCATCCTTCAACAGCGCGCTGACGATCTTGTCCACGTCGCTGGTCGGGTCGCTGATGAAGGCGACATCGGTGTCGCTGGTGACGGTGACACCGATCTTCTTGAGCGTGGCGGCATCGCAGGTGTTGAGGCCTTCCTTGCTGGGCGCTTCCTTGGTGGCGATCAGGTTGTCGGCCAGCTCCGGGAAGTGTTTGCGGATCAGCTTGATGGTCTGTTCCGGATCGGCGATGTCGATCTTGCCTGGCTGTTTCTTGAAACCGCATTTGATGCCGTAAAGGGTCACTGATTTGGGCTTGCGGAACAGTGTCTGCGATTCGGCCACAAGGTCGAGCAGCGCGCGGCCAGTCTCTGCGGCTTCCGCCACGGATTGCTTGAGCTTGGCCATGCGCTTGCGCTTGACTGCATCCAGCTCGGCATTGAGCAGGGTGACGAGGTTGGTCAGTTCGGTGCGCGCCTTGGCGTGGGCTTTGGCGCTGGTTTCGAGGTCGTCCATTGTGGGCATTGCGTTCTCCTTGGTGGGTTGATTAAGTCGGCAGGTAAATTTGCCCGTACAGGTCGCCCAGCATCTTGGCCAGGCGGCTTTTTTTCTTGAGTTCGTGTTTGGCGCGGTGATCGTGGAATTCGATGGTTTCGATCAATTCCTCTGCACTGGCCGCGACGAAATAGCCGGTGGACGGATGCCCGCAGATGGCGATCTGGCCGTCTTCGATGGCCTCTGTGACCAGCTTGCGCAGTTGCCTCGTCTCGATGCCGAGCGCCGCCGCCAGGGCCTTGCCGCTGACGCCGTTGCCGCGCCCGATGTGGCGCGACAGCACGGCCACAAGTTCATTGGTTGTTGCCATCGTCAATACCTCCTTTTTTGAGTGCGGCTTTTACGGTCTGTGGCATCTGGGTGCGGGGCTTCAAATCCCCCTCGATCCCCCTTTTGCAAAGGGGGAGGCCATCAGCACCCCCCTTTGTCAAAGGGGGGATGGGGGGGATTTGCCCGCCGACCGGCGTGCGCCCGGCCAGGCGGTCTTCGTGCTGTTGTTCTTTGCGCGCCTCAACTTTGATCGAATAGCCCTCGATGATCGCCAGCAGGTAGCCGTGCGACTTCAACGGCAGGGTGAGGCTGTCGCGCTTGGAGATCATCTCGGTCAGCGCCATCTGCCAGTAGTCCTGCGGCGCGCTCCAGGTGCGGCCGTTGCGCTCGATGCGGGCGGCGGATATCTGCGGCAGCAGCTCGTTGAGCAAATTGGCCACGCGGTCGAACGAGAGCTGTCGCTGGGCGGGGCGAAACAGCGCGAGGTATTGCACCAGCAGCTTGCCCAGCGGCGCGGGCATGGCCAGCGCGACCAACAGCGCCGTGCGCGCGCTTTCCAGCTCGATCAGCACATCGAGGCTGGCAACCGCGCCGCAGGCCGGGCAGGTGGTTTTCATCAGCCGCGCATCCTGTGTACGGTCAAGCCTGGCACCGCCGGTTTTTCCGGCAAAAATCCGCTGGTGGCTTTGCCGCTCGTGGCTTTGGCGTAATCCACCTCAACCTTGGCCGAGTTGATGATGGTCTGGCTGATGTCGGAAATCGCCTTGGCTTGCTCGATGCTCATGGATTTATTCTTGACACCTTCGATCGCGTCGAACAGGTGCTGGCGGAGCGCGTTTACATCATTGGTTGCGGTTGCGTTCATGGCAGGTGATCCTCCGGTTGAGTGCGCCTTTGAGTTGCAGGACTTCCTTCAGCTCTTCGGGCAGGTTGTGGATGGTGTTGCGTTTCATCATGTCGGCAACGGATACGGCTTCCAGGTTCTCGATGGCGATGTGGGTTTTGTCGCCGTCCCTGAAGGTGATGCGATACCCCTCCGGGATTGCTCCGTGATGCAGCTCCCACACCAGGTGATGCACGGGCACATAGTCGCGGCGGGTTACACCTGTGTCCCGCAGCTTGACTTGTAGATCCCCTTCTTTGCTCGTGCGCACGCTGCCGATCGGCCGCCATGAGTACGGGTGTTGACCCGTCTTGAATTGCGTGGCCACCATCCCGGGATAGCTGACGCCCTTCACGCCCTTGTTGGCCGGGACGTGTCCTTTCGCGAAACGGAATGCAGCGCCCACGTTGTCGCCGCGCCCCAGCCGCTGCGCATCGGGTGTAGCCAGATATTCCGGCGTCTTTTTGAGGCCGAGTTCTGATGCCTTGCGGTAGACCTTGCACAGCGGAATACAGAGAGCGGCTGCGATCTTTTCGGTTTTTTCGTGCGGGTATCTGGCGCGCAGCGCTTCGATCTGAAGCTGCGTCCATCGGTGGCGGGGCCCGCGTATTCCCCGGCTCTTGGTCATGTCGCAGCACCCCTGCCACACCGGAAGCTGTGCCCGGCGCTGACGCCGCCCACGGCCCACCAGACGCTGGTTTCGTTGCCGCGCCGGGTGTACAGGCAGCAATAAACCTCGCTGTCGCGGTACAGCTCCAGCAGGGCGGCCTGCACCGCTTTGCGTGTGCCGAGCGGGTAGAGCGCGGCCACGTCCACCGGCTGCTGGCTGCTCGATCCGGCCAGCGCGTTGCGGATGTCATTTTTCAGGTCAGTTTGCACGGGAGCCCTTTCGCGCGTTGACCAGGAACGCCATGCCCTGCGTGATGTCGTTCTCCAGCGCTTGCAGGTCGCCGAAGTCGATTTCGTCGGCGGCGTGCAGGCCGATCAGATAGCCCTGCACCATGCCCAGCCGGTGCTGCGTGTCGCTGGCATCGCCCGCCAGCACCGAAGCGGCGAGGTTGGTGCGCAGGAGCAGCAACTGGCGGTGCTGGTCGGGGTTCATCAGGCGGCTCATGCTTCGCCCCTCCGCTCATACCAGCGCACTTCGCACTCGAAGCGCGTGGCGAAGCTGTAGCGCCGCTCGCCGAGCAGGCTGCGCTCGTAGGCGCACACCGTGCCGTCCAGTTGCTTGCACAACGGGCTGGCGTGGATGACGATGCGCGGGCCGACCGCGCCGGGCTCGACGCGGATGACGCTGAACCCCTGCGACTTGAGCCATTTGACGCAATAGTCGGCGCGCGTGGCGACATCCCTGCGCCGCTCCGCCGCCATCAGCGCCACTTCGCGCTGCTTGGGCGGTGTTTCGATCAGTAGCCAATTCATGTTATTTCCCTCCCTTATGGGTGCAGCTTTGGCAGGCGCGCCAGTGACGCATTGCTTGCGGGCTGCTGGTTGGTACGGCGCTGGCAGACAGCGCGCGGCATTCGGCGTGGCTGATCTCGACGCCGGTGTGCGGGCAGGTGAGCCGGGCGTAGACATCCAGCACGCGGGCCGCGATCTTGTCGGTCTTGGCCGGGTATTTGCCGGACATCACCAGCGAGATGGTGGTGCGCGACACCAGCAGCTTTTCGCTCACCGCTTGCGCGCTCGAACCCTCCACCGCCTGCTTGAGCAGGGCGAACCAGTCCGGAGTCATAGGATGCCTTTCACGTTTGTCCCCTCGCCCGCAGGCGGGAGAGGGTTAGGGAGAGGGTCGCCGATGTCGTGGGTCTCGTCGGTGTTGGGGTCGTAGACGCGTTTTTTTTCCAGGTACAACACCGGGGCCAGCGGGCCGGTGTCACGGATATCCTGCAACCACCAGCGCTTGAAGCCCGGCGATGTCGGCGAGATACACGCTTCGCGCTTGGGCAGCTCGATCAGGTATCCGGCCTTGGCCAGCGCGCATATGTATTTCTGCACGTTGCTGGTGATGTCGCCGCGCGCGGTGTCGTCGGCCACCAGGCCGATGATGTCCGGCACGGTGAACTTGCGGCGGAGCCGGACGGCGCGCCAGACGCGCACGCGCAGCGTGTCTTTAAGCGCTCGCCGTGGGTGGATGCTCGCGCCGGATTCCACGGCATGCCTGCCCGCGCTGGTGAGCCGCAAACAACCCCGGACGGTCTTTTCCATCAGGCCGTGGCCGATCAGCGTGGAGGCGGATTGCTTGACCTGCCGCGCCGCGAGGCCGGTCAGCTCGACCAGGTGCGCCTCGGTGATGCAATGGCGCGGGTTTGATTGCCCGATGGCCGTTAACAGTTTCTCTCCGTTCCAAGCCATTTAACGCCCCTTCGAGGTGGCTACCACGCGCGGCCTGCGCGCCTGCCAGTCGTGGGTGAGTACCTGCCCGGCCATGTCCTGCAGGCTGGCGGATGCCTTGCCGTTGCGCCGCGCTGTCTGCTCGACGGTGGCGATCGCGTTCATGATCTCGCGCACGCGCCCCGCCGACTGGCGCAGTATCTCGGCGACCAGGTCGCTGCCGATCTCGACCTCGCTGAGCTGCTTGCAGAACTCGGCCACATCTTCCAGTGTTGCTGGGTGAAACTCGACCACCTTGGCGATGCGGCTGCTGATCTGCGCGTGGCGCGCGATCTTGGCCTGCACCTGATCCATGCCCACCAGGATCACGATCACCTCGGTGAGGTCGGATAGGTCGCGGATGGCTTCCAGCACTTGGGCGCTGTCGCGCAGGCAATGCTCGACCTCGTCAATCACCAGCGGTATCTGCTGCCCGCCCAGCACACCGGCGATGCGCCCGAAGATGTCCTTGGCGCGCCCGCGCGAGTCGAGCTTGAGCGTCTCGGCCAGCTCGGTCATGAAGTAGCGCGGTGTCCATTCGACCTTGGCGCGCAGGTAGGCGGCGCCGTTGGCCACCGCCCACTGATCCACCGTTTGGCTCTTTCCGTAGCCCGCCGGTGCGGTGACCAGCATCAGGCTGGCCTCGGTTGCGCCGCGCGTTTCCACCGCCGATATGCCGGTGCGGAAACGCTCGTAGTTGGTGATGTTTTTGACAAAGATTTTTTTCACGCTTACACTCCCTTTTGTAGTTACTTCACACGGTGCTACTCTTCACAAGGCCGCTCAATAGTTGATGCTATCGAGCGGCCACTTCATTCTGCGCATCCCCAAACAGGTCGTCCCATTCGCCGGTGTTGCAGTACCAGTCGAGCCAGGTGTTGTCCTGCTCGGTAACTTGGCTGGCGTTGGTTTTGAGCCAGCGGAATTTGGCGGCGTCGCTGGTGAATATCGGGCGCGGTATGGGCAGGTAGGCGGCGTTCTCCGGCAGCGGCTCGGCCTGTATCGGCTGCACGCCCTGCACCGGATTGCAGACCCTCTCCGGCATCGGCACGAACCTGAATTCGGGCACGGCAACCGCTTTCTGGTACTCGATGAGCTGCGGCGGGTTGAGTTCGGCTTCGGCCTCTTCGATCTTGGCTTCGGCGCGCTTGATGCGGCCTTGTGCGCGCTTCTCGTTGGCAGCCTGCTGCTGCGATACCGGGAAGTAGGCGGTTTTGTTGGCCTCGAATCCGGCCACGCAGATCAGGCGGCCTTCCATGTCTCGCACCCATACCTGCATCGGATCGTGTATGTCGTAGCCGATGCGCACCCGCTCGCCGTGGTAGTGCTCCAGTTCGCGGTTGAAGTAGGTGTTGCCGAACAGGCGCACTTCGGCGCGGTGTGTCTTGCCGATCTTATAGGGGCGGAACAGGTCGGCGGCATCGGCGGCTTCCAGCATCATCGGTTCCCATCCTTCCGCCATCGCGGCCGCCCAGGCTTCGTTCGGTGTCTGGTGGCGTTTCTTGCCTGTCATTGGATCGTCGATCTTCGGCAGGGCGCGGTGTGGGTGATTGTTGTAGGCTTCTACCTTGGCATCGCACCACTTCACGAATTCGGTAAAAGGCATCAGCAGCCGCGAAGTGCCGACGGCATTGATGTCTGCGCGGGTTATTTTGAAGGCGGCCTGCTTGGCCTGCCGATCCATCGCGCCGCCCATGTAGGTGGGCAGTTCTTTCGCGCCCTTGACCCAGATGGTCTGGTGGCTGCGCTCGATGATGCCGCGCGCCTGCGAGTTGTACGGCAGGCTGTGGGTGATGCTGATGCCGAGGCGCGCCATGAAGCCGGTGGCCTCATCGCTCATCAGCTCGTTTTTAAAACCGGAGCCGTTGTCCACGTAGAAAATCGACGGGATGCCGCAGGTTTCAACCGCGTTGCGGATGGCATCCAGCACCGACCAGGTAGATTCGGCCAGATCAACACTCCAGCCCACCGATTTGCGTGTAGCAATATCCAGCACGCTGGTGACCTCTGGCCGGAACGGCCTGCCGTGGCGCGGGTGTGCAACTTCGGCATCGAAGGTATGGCCGTCTGCAGTGTATGCATCGCAGGGCCACATCTGGCTGGTATCGCGGCGCACGAAGGCGCGCACGTTCTTGAGCTCGCGCGGCAGCATGCGACCGCGCACCAGATCGAGCTTGCTCATCTTGTCGATAAAGCGCTGCGCGGCCCAGTAGGACGGGGCGGACATACCTTCCGGCAGGATCAGATCGTCCAGACACTTTTTGAGGGTTGGTTTTTGCGGCTGCTGGTACAGGCCGAGCAGCGCCGGTCCCCATACCGGAACCTTGACTCCTTCGGTGTTTTTGGGTGCCAGCGCGGAAAAGCCTTGCTCTGCTTCGCGCATCCAGCGGTAGATCGAGGTGCGCGACAGATGGCGTTTCCCCTCCGTGCCAGCCTTGGCATTGGCCACCGGCACCAGTCGCTGCAGCTGCTCTGGCAACTCACCGTTCGCGGCCAGCGCGATCACGGCCTGGATGGCTTTCTCCGTGCCGGCAGCTTTGGATAAGCGCTTGATCTCGGTGATGATGGCGCTACGCGCCTCGGCTGTTTTACGTTGCCAATCTTTTAATTCTTGCGAAACCGGCAGCGCGACGGGATAAAAAGGTGCTACGGCGTTGGTAGCCGTAGCACAAGTGGTCGCCGATGAAATAGCAGGAACGCCGGCGGTAGTTTTGAGGGTGTGATGCAGGATAGCTTCGCGCACAACCTTGGGCAGACCCGCCAGGGGATAGAGGCGCTTCTGTCCGCCGCGACCTGCGTGCTCGGTATATGACCAAGATTCAACTGATGCGCGTCTTTCTGCGCTTCTCTTAGCAAGGCCAAGAGCGGCTGCGATGGTTTTAATGTCAGCGCTCATTGTTGTTCCCCTAGGAGCTGCTTGATCGCCTTTTCCTGCTTGGCTATTTCAGTCTTCATGTAGGCCAGCCTACCCAACTCAGCCGTTAGTGATTCCTTCCCGGGCAGCACGCGGCATCCGAGTTTTCCGGCGAACAAACTAGCCAGCGCGGTCTGCCCGGTGACCGCATCGAATGCGATGGCTGTTTCGAGGTTTGGGATGTGGTCTTCCGACGCTTCAGAGGTGTATTTATCCAGGGTGTTTGTCGAGACTTCGCGCCCCAACAGGCGACTCATGTCAGCGGCAATCTGATAGCGATCCTTTGGGCTGGCCTTGATCGCCTCACCCATCGCATACGCGATCTCGCCGCGAAACCGCCATGCGCCTGGTGTTTGCGGGTGAGCCTTGGGGATGTTGGCGAACAAGTCCCCGGTCAAGGTATCGGCAGCGCGACGCATGTCAGGCTGCCTTTATTTGCCTGCCGCTGGCGGCAGTACGCTTACCTTTCAAAACGCGGGCTGCGGCGTTAAACTGCACATCCCGATAGCCGCGTGGTTTTATCGATCCGTCGGCGTTGTAGCGTGTCGGCCAAATAACCATTGGGGGTATACCCAGTGCATCGGCGATGCGCTGTTCGCAGATTGGGTAGCTGCGCACAAGCGCCACAGAAAACGCGGATGAACTGGTGAGTCCGTATGCCTGAGCCAACCCGGATAGAGATAATCCGGCTTTGCGTAGCGCAGCAACAACATCTGCTGGATGCCAGTCTTCTTTCTGACTGGTTTTTTTAACGGCGGTGGTTGTCATGGTTTTGCCTTGTTCGGTTGTTTGCGATGGGTGGCATTAGGCCACGTATAAACGTGGATTGTCAATAGGTCTGACACGTCTTTTTTCGTGTCGCGCTTTCTGGTTGGCGTTAATTTGCGAAATGAGGTTGATTGTGGTTTATAAAACAAACAGATATATAAAGCGCGACAACGGTTTAAACGTCGCACTTTCGTGTCGCACTTTCAAGAATTAAGTGCGACATGGACAAAAAGTCTATTGGTGAGCGTATAAAACAGGCCAGAAAGGCGCTGAATATCACCCAAGAGGTGTTGTCGCTGCGCGCAGGAGCTACGTCGGAACGTGGGTTACAAGATAATGAGTCCGGTCGATCCGTCCCAGGCGGTGCAATGATGTCCGCTTTGGTTGAATCAGGAGTGAATGTAAATTGGGTACTTACTGGCGATGGCGATATGCTGCTTTCAGATCTAATACTCAAGCAAAGGCTTGACCATTGGGGAATTGGAAGTGATAGCGATGTGGCTCGCCATACAGTAAGAGAGCCAGCTCAACCACCTTTTGGTTTTGTGCTTGTTCCGCGCTACGACGTAGCGGCCAGCATGGGGAACGGCGCGGTGATTCACAGCGAGCAGGTGGTGGATCACCTGGCATTCCGTGAGGAATGGGTGCGTACCGAGCTGGGAGCCAACCCGAAAAACCTGGTGTTGATCAGCGCCATCGGCGATTCGATGGAGCCAACTCTACGCGCAGGAGATCTACTGCTTATAGATCGCAGCACGGCAGGCGTTAAACAGGATGCAATCTATGCCTTCGCCACCAATAACGAGCTGCGCGTGAAGCGCATGCAGTTGAGGATGGATGGGAGTGTGGTCGTTAAGAGCGACAACCCGCAATACGACCCAGAGACGTTGTCCGCCGATATAGCATCAGCCCTGCACATTGTTGGCCGCGTCGTATGGTCTGGCCGGCGCATGTGA